ACTCTGTTGAAACTGGTATGTCCACCACGGCTGCTGAAGCCCTGGGTGATGGCGCTGCCAACGCTTTCAACGAGATGGCCTTCAGCGAATGGGTTTGCGACCATGCCGTAGCGGGTCTTAAATCCAATTTTTGGCTGGAAGCTGTTCTCACCAACCGCACGAACCATTTGTAGAGGAACGTATGGGCAGTAGAAAAGACCAGCGTCAAATGCTGATGTACCTTTGTATCCAACGATTAGGTAGTTAGAACCAGCGAATGGGTCTACATATACACGGAAGCGACCGTTAAGAACACCAGCGAAGGTGTTGCCTGTATCGTCAACTTCTAGTGAGTTACCGTTAAGAGCAGGTGCGTAGTCAAGAACACCAGCCATCTGCAATGCTGAAGCAACGTCAGAAGAACAGATAACTAGGTTACCCTTACCACGACGTGTTCCTTTTGCGATTGCGTTAGCTTCTTGCTCGATCTGGAACATTAGACCTTTGAACTTCTCAACTGACCAACGGCCGTTAGCATCGACGTCAAGATCGAATACACCAGAAGCAGCAGTGTTTGTAGCACCAACTTCAGCTGTTGTGTAGATTGTACGAACAACTTCACGGTTGATTTCAGAAAGGATTTCTGATTGAAGGATGTTCGCAAGCTCTGATTCTGCATCAAGGCCGTGTACTGCACGTAGGTCTTGAGCAAGCTCAGTTGTGTACTCAGCTTTTAGAGCTCTTGTCTTCGCAGATACAGTAACTTTCTCGATTGAGAAGGCCATTTCAGCGTAGTTAGTACCACCGCCGTCGCCAAGAGCTTCAGCAGCACCTGTATCCATACCTGTACCTGTAGAGAACAATGTTGTGTTAGCAGCATCGGTTACAGCGATTGTACCTGTATGTGTACCTGTACCAGCGAAGTCTGTATCAGCTTCGTTGAACATTGCTTCTGCACCAGCTTGGCTAGTATAACGAGCTCTCATCGCGAAGATAAGGCCTGTTGGACCAGTCATTGGCTGAACGCCGCAGATGTCATAAGCAATTAGGTTAGGAACAGCTCTACGAACTAGAGAGATTAGCACTGGATCGTAACCGGCGACTGGACCTGCTGCTGTAGCTAGACCACTGAAACCGTTTGCACCAGCATCGTTAGCTGGAGCTTCGTTCAAGAGGCTAGTCATATTAGCAGATAGATCACCTGTTTCGGCTAGTGCACGCTCTGTGTTCTCAAGAATAGTAGCAGTTACTGCTCTCTTGTGAGCGTCTTTGATTGGTGAAAAAGATTCGTGCTCAAGAATTGGGCTCCACTTTTCCACAAGTTTTTGATAGTTATTCATTATCGTCTATCTCCTCGTTTTAATTAACGTAAAATTTATTTATAAAAAACCAATTTTGTATTAATTATTCTTTTTTCTTGCGTTGAGTGCCTCAACAAGAGCATTAATAGAAGTGTAATCAGAAGCTGGTTTCTTTACTTCCTGTTCTTCTAGAATAATTTCGTCTTCTTCAGTGTCTTCTACTTTAGGAGCAACTTTGGCTTCGCTAAAGAAAGACTCTTTAATTACTCGAAGATTTTCAGAATAGTCTTCTATATCTTCGACATCAAGCTTTTCAGAAAGGACTTTGAATCTTTCTTTTTGATTCTCAGAAAGACCTTCTGTCATTTCTTCAAAAACTTTGCTTGCTTTGAGGCTAGCAATTGTTTTTGTTAGTTCGATGTTCTCGCTTACAAGATTGTTTCCTTTCTCTTCGAGCTCAGAAACCTGTTGTTCGAGACCTGATACTACATCAAATGTCTCTTCGTCGATTTCAATGTTATGCTCGTTGAATAGATCCTTAAGACCATTCATTAGAGATTCGGCCATCTCAACTTTAATACCAGCTTCGATAGCGATCTTGTTTTCTTCCATCCACTGATCAACTACGTAGTCTAAGTACTTGTCAACATTCTCAACGATTTCAGTCATTCTTGTTTCGACTGCTTCGTTAAGTTCTGTTTCTAGCTTAGCTTCGAGTTCTTCTTTGAGGGAAGATGTTTTTTCTGTTACTTGTTCGTTGACTGCTGCTTCGAAAACAACTGTTAGTTTGTTTTTGAAATCTTCAGAAAGATCTAGACCTTCGAAGATAGAAGCAATTGAAGATTCAACTACGACTTCTTCTACTGTTTCAACTTCTTCAGCTGTTGGAACTGGTTGGCCCCCGCCTTCTTGACCTGGTGTTTTAACACCGGATGCTTTTGGCTCTTCTTTCTTTTTCTTATCGTGAGACTTGTCTTCGCCCCCAGCAGGTGTTACCGGTGCAGGTACGGATGAAATCCCATCGTCAGCAACGAATGCTTTTTTATCGTCTGCCATAATTATATCTCCTTTTGTTTTTTAAGTACAAATTTTAATCTGACTGCAAATTATTTATTAAAACGTTAGTTTCTCAAAGAACGAACGAATGTTTGAAACATTCTTGCTGCCGTCTCTTCATCAATTTTACGTACTACACGATTAATCTTCTTTTCAACCTCTTCAGCAATCTCTTCGATTACTTCCATAGCTCTCCAAGATGCAGAAGCGATGTCGTAGTAATACTCTCTGTTCTCCATAATGCCATTAACAAATGCATTAGGAGCTGAAGGATCAGTTACGATGTCTACGGTTGAAAGATGAAAATCTCCTTGTACTTCCATCACTCCGTTCTTTT